ATGAAAATTGTGAAAATTACTACAGCATGGATTCTTTTGTGGACATGCTTGGAAGTGATGGCGAATATTTAGAGCATTACGGGCTAAATGATTTCGAAACTCCATTTTTAGAGATGTCAGAAAGTGAACAGTGGGACTGCTTAGATACAGTTGATAACTTAACGATAAGTGGTTGGGCAGAGGACTGGAAGTATGTCAACGCTCATTTTACGAAAGAAGCGGCGCAACGATTTATTGACCGCAAAAAGCATGACTACCGCAGTGGTATGCGTATTTACGTACATTCTCAATATTACGCTTGGGAATTTAACGCTATTAAAAACGCGATAATGAATGGCGATTTAGTGTTTAAGGAAAAAGCGAATGACTAACCCCGAAATTAACAAGCGTATAGCGGAGTTGTATTTACCATGCGACTACTTACTGACTAAAGGTGTTGTCGAGCTAATAAGCACAGTAACAAAACTTGGCGCACATGGTGAACCTCACGAAGTGATAGAAAAGTACGGAGAGTTCAACCCTTGCGAAAACTGGAATCAGCTAATGCCGTTAGTTGTTGATAACAAATTGTGTTTGAATTTTGAACCACATGACGGTGAATACTGTGCTGAGTCGTTTGCAGATAGCTACCAACACGAAAACCCTCAAATAGCACTTTGCATGTGTTTGATTAAAGTGCTTGCAGCTGAAAAGGAAAGCAAATGAAAAAGCCAACTAGAAAACATCTACCTTGTCGTGAATGCGGAACCTCACACAACAATACGTTATCAAGTACGATATGTGACTCTTGCGGTAAGAAGTTGCACACCGAAAACCTTAAACAAGCAGAGCTTAGACAAGCAGAGCTTAAACAAGCAGAGCTTGAAGATGAAGTGGACCTCGGTGAGCGCATCACAGAACTTGAAAGACTAGTCGAAAAATACAAATGCCACATCGTAGAGTTACATGACGAACTATCAGGCTACGAAGAATTGTGCGACATAATTATAGCCCAAGACGATTTAGACGTTGATAGTGAAGCATTTGGCAGACTCGGTTTAGAAATACTAGGCAAAGCACAAGACAAACTCGGATTAGTTGATAGAGTTAGGATGAGAGAGTTAAACAAATGACTGAAAACGAAAACATAAAATACAAACTTGAAACGTTAGCTAGCTATTGGCCAGAAGATTTAGACTACCCACAATTTGAAGTAGCTTACGAAATTGAAAGTGGAGAGGAATCTTTTAGGACAGTTTGCTGTATAGACTTAGCAGAGCAGGCGCTTAAACGCATCAAAGAACTTGAAGCCAACCAAGCCAAGCGAGATTTAGAACAGCAGGCGATAGCGTTAGATAACTTTAATATTCCCGAAGTGTCGTACACAGCTTTTCATACTATTGGTGATGCGCTTATCGAACAAGCTAAACAGTTACGCAAGCAAGCACAGGAGAAAGACAATGCTACTAACTACTAACCAGTTAGCAGATAAAGAAGGTGTGAAGGTGTCAACAGTGCATCAGTCTTACTGGCTCAAGAAAGAGTTTAGAGGGTATAAACCAGTTGCGTTTCAGAACAAACAGGGTGTAGGCAACAGGGCATATATGTGGAGTAAGACCGATGAACAAACGACTTAAAGGGGAACTCTGGGATTTAATAGATACTATACTTGCAGTTGCTTGTATCGTACTACTGTTAGTACTACTCAGTAGAATTTTTTGTTAGGAGGTGTTATGGCGACACGTAAAGAACAACGTAAGGCATTAGCTAAGCGTAACTTCCAAGAGCAGGAGAAGCGCCCTAAACCAAGAAGGCCACCCGTACCGCCGGCAGTGCGAAGCCTTTGTAATAGCAGGGTAAGCAACGAGAGAAAGAGAGACGAACTTGCATTAGAGCGGGAGCTACGCAGGATTGAGGGGTACGATTTTGATGACCTATAAACATAGCAACTAAATTCACGCAGGAGAACAGTAATGGCGATGACACCAGAGAAAAAAGTAAAGAACGCAGTAGTCAAGGTTTTAAAAGAAATGGGATGCTATTACTTCTATCCCGTTACTGGCGGTTATGGTGGAAGCGGAGTGCCTGACATCGTAGGTTGTTACTACGGTAAATTCTTTGGTATAGAGTGCAAGGCAGGTAAGAACAAACCCACTGCATTACAGCTTAAGAACTTACAGGAAATTATGGAGTGTGGCGGCACAGCAGTGGTAGTCAACGAAGATAGCGTTCAGTACGTACGCGATTATCTGTTAGGCAAAAGCCCCAACCCACAACAGTTAGAATTTGATTTTGGAGTAGAGTAATGGCTATATCGCACAAAGATTACCACGATTACCCCAACGCGCACGTGTATGGACGGATAGATAATGAACAGGTAGAAAGAAGAATCACGGACGGGGTATCGGGACAGAGTACCCCCTACGACGATACTAAGTTTGTGCTTGATAACATCTCACTGTCTGAGTTTAAAGTACTCTTAGAGATGTGCGATACCGCAACAACAGAGTGTCTATTAGTTGAAGCCGCACAAAACGGAAACGACATGCATAGGGGCATAGCGGCAGTGCACAAGCACACGCCCATCTCTTCCGTGGTTATGCTACAGAGCGATACAAACCGTAGGGTAAGGCAACTCGCCGCAATTAGGTTAAGTACTTACGAGGAAACTAAGAATGGCGCTGACTAAAATCACGTTAGACTTCGAGACTTTTTACTCCAAAGAGTACTCACTGTCACGTCTTACCACAGAAGAATACATACGCGACCCACGCTTTGAGGTTATCGGAGTGGGCGTTAAGGTCAATGACGGCGAAACGGAGTGGGCAAGCGGTGACCACGTAGAACTGCAAGTGTTCTTGCTAGAATTTGATTGGGATAACGCAATACTTGTATGTCAAAACACCGCTTTTGATGGTGCTATACTCTACTGGGTATTCGGTATCCGCCCGAAGATTTATGCCGATACTATGTGTATGAGCCGTGCATGGGATGGGGTACACGTGAGCGCATCACTCGCCAAACAAGCAGAGCGCCGACTAGGTAAGAAGAAAGGCACAGAAGTTATTAGCGCTATAGGGATGCAACGAAAAGACTTCACGGAGTTGGGACTGTCGAATTATGGTGACTACTGCATTAACGATGCTGAGCTTACCTATGAACTGTTTATGCAGTACCTCAAAGGAGGCTTTCCTATTAAGGAGTTAAAGGTTATCGACTTAACACTCCGCATGTTTATCCAACCAAAGCTAGAGCTTGACCTACTACGCCTCGAATCGCACCTCCACGATGTATCTAAACGCAAAGAAGACTTACTGATAGAAGCCGGTGTCGATAAGAAAGACCTTATGAGCAACAACAAGTTTGCTGATTTGCTTAGAGAGTTAGACATAGAGCCGCCGACAAAAATAAGTGTTAAAACAGGGAAAGAAGCATATGCCTTTGCAAGAACAGACGAAGGGTTTAAAGCACTACTCGAACACGATGACGACCGAGTTCAGACATTGGCAAACGCAAGACTGGGTAACAAGTCAACGCTTGAGGAATCACGTGCCGAACGCTTTATAAGTATCGCCAAGCGAGGCATATTGCCTGTACCAATCAAATATTACGGCGCTCACACAGGGCGGTGGTCTGGGCAGGACAAGATTAATTTACAAAACTTACCGAGCCGTGGACCCAATGGTAAGAAGTTAAAGAACACCATCCGTGCACCTAAAGGTTACGTATGCGTTGAGGCCGACTTAGCGCAAATCGAAGCGCGTATTGTAGCGTGGCTTGCAGGGCAGACAGACCTAGTAGACGCTTTCGCCCGAGGTGAAGATGTTTATAAACTGATGGCATCTAAGATATATAACGTTACCGTAGAAGAAGTTACCGAAGCCCAACGATTTATAGGTAAGATGACTATTCTTGGGTGTGGTTATGGTATGGGTGCTGAGCGATTTAAAGCACAAATAAAAGCAATGGGTAACGTAGACATACCCTTAGACGAATCTAGAATGATTGTGCAGACCTACCGCTCAAGTAACTTCAATATCAAGAAAATGTGGGCCGAAGCTAACCGCACAATAGAATACCTATGCCGTGGTGATGAAGTCTCGTTCGGTAAGATAGGCATACTCGATGTAGATGCCGACCGCAAGGCACTTATACTTCCTAACCTACTACCAATGTACTATAACGGGTTACACGTTATGTCGCAGGGTGACTACGGGCCGGAGTACGGAGTCAAAACCCGCAAGGGAGTAGAGAAAATCTACGGCGGTAAAGTAGTAGAGAACGCATGCCAAGCCCTAGCTAAGCTCGTTATAGCAGACCAGATGATACTGATAGGTAAAAAGTACCACGTAGCGCTAACCGTGCACGATTCTATGGTCGCATTAGTACCCGAAGAAGAAGCAGATGACGGTGCGTATTACGTGTATACTTGTCTAAGACATGTACCTGCGTGGGCGAAAGGCTTACCGCTTGATTGCGATGTAGGCTATCACAAGTACTACGGTTCGTGTGGCGACAACACGAAAGCAATAACTAAACAATGTGCAAAGAGGTGGGCAAGTGAACGAACTAATTAATATACGGGCAATATACCCAACATCATACAGTCATATAAAAGCATTCGAGCAGTGCCCCAAGCAGTTCTACCATGCGAAGCACCTTAACGAGTACCCATTCACTGAGTCGGTAGATACCTTATATGGCAAGCAAGCCCATAAAGTTGCCGAGGACTACGTAATCTCTGATGCCCCGATACCTAGTAAGTTCGAGTACATGAGACCAGTTCTTGACGCTCTCAAAAAGAAAGAGGGTAACAAGTTCGCTGAGATTAAACTTGGCATAACTGAGGACTTAGTACCTTGCACTTTTTTCTCGAAACAAGTTTGGATTCGTGGCATTATCGATTTGTTGGTTGTCAACAAGAGCAAAAAACTTGCGTGGGTTATAGACTACAAGACTAGCAAAAACGCTAAGTATGCTGACCCTGACCAGTTAGAGCTTATGGCATTACTAGTGTTTGCTAGCTACCCCGAAGTAGAAGAGATACGTGGCGGGTTAGTATTCGTTAAGTGTAACGAGTTAGTACGTAAGAAGTATCAGAAAATAAAACGCTCTGAGCTTTGGTCTAAATGGATTGCCAAACACAAGAAGATGCTCGAAGCCCATAAGCTAGACAGGTGGCCCACAAGAGAATCGGGCCTGTGTAGAAACCACTGCCCAGTGCAGGAATGTATTCATAATGGAGCGAACAACTGATGGCTAGAAAACCTCAACCAAACCCGCCCAAAGGCTCTAAGGAGCATGAACGCAGAATGGAGCGCCAACGTGCTAGACGCGCTGTGGATAAGAAACATACAGGCAGTATGACGAAAACCGTAAACGGCAAACGTGTTGTTAGTAAATCCCCTAAACGTGACGGCAAAGATGTGTCGCACAAAAAAGCTTTATCCAAAGGCGGTAGTAATAAAAACGGCACGTTCTTAGAACCACCTAGCAAGAATAGGTCACGTAACTACAAAAATAAAAAATAACTGTTATGGGATTCCCATAACCAACCGGATTTATATGCAAATACTAAACGACAAAGCTATCTTGTTGGAGGTCGATAACCCCCAACAAGTGGTAAACTTAATCCCCAAGAGCCGGATAGTGGGCGATAAAGTCGCTGTCCACTGGGGCTTAGAAGAAATAATGGTACTACGTAACCTAGGCTACGACGTACCTAGTCCAATCGAAGGCAGATACAAATTCCCCTCTGCCATGACTCCCTACGAACACCAAGTAAAGACTGCGGCGTTTCTCTCTGTTAATCCACGTGCTTACTTGTTATCAGAACAAGGGACAGGCAAGACAGCCTCCGCTATATGGGCATCCGACTACTTACTAAAACAAGGTAGGATAAATCGGGTACTCGTAGTGTGCCCTCTATCTATCATGGAGTCGGCGTGGAAAGATGATATGTTTAAGTTCGCCATGCACCGTACAGTAGAGGTAGCCCACGGCGC